TGCCACGAACCCATCACGCCCCGCCCAATCGGGAATCATGCACTCGCCTCGGTGCGTTCCAAGAACATCTCCGATGTTTGTCGTTCGAGAAATGACCGGCTGAATTTGGACTCTGGAACCACGAATCACGTCCAACTGGCAGTCCCAAGAATGGTTGATGTCCCCGCCAGTGCTCCACTTTTCCAGCATTTCCAGCCAACGATCTTTCCACGTCGCCCAAACCCAAGAACTGAAATTATAGATTCTGCAAATGCGAGCCGAGTCTTCTGGATGTGGTTCAAGTTTCGGAAGCACGCCCCAACCAGACACCGTGAACACGGTTTGATCCGAACCGAACTGATTCGCCCACTCGAAGAACCGAAGTGCGTCAGGAGCAACCGGCGTGTCATCTTCAACGTGGATCACGTAATCGGATTCCTGAAATGCGGCGGCAAGCGTCAGCTTCGTGTTTTCATTGCAACCGAGATGCTCCTTGCGAACCTCCGCAACGATCTTGCAAGCAGTGAAATTGCTCAACTCCCTGATAACGCCAGCGTCACCACCGCCATCTACACCGGCAAAGATCGTGTAAGTTCCGATTTCCGGGCATCGGGCCAAAGACTCAAGGACCGTGCGCGTATAGTTGGGTCTGCGCCACAGGCACAAAGAAATCGCCTTCATTACAGCGGGATAGCTTTTACCGTTTTGTTCGCGAGATATTCGGCAATCAGATGTGCGTGCGGGCGCATAACGAAAGGCCAATCCTGAAACGTTGGGTTGCCGCCACTGTCATGGCGCATGTCTAGAGTGCTATGTTGCGGCCACGGATTCCACCAGTCTTTGCCGTAAATATCGCGTAGTTCCATTTCCCAAATCTGCGGCCTGGGAGTAACGGAAATGTTCGGATACAACCGTTGATGAGCGAGCTTGGACACTCCAGCCCGCTTCCACGCCACAAACGGGCCTCCAACGCCACCGAGCCAGCCTGGGGCCAAGATCGTTTCTGGCCGTCGCCCGAATTCTTCAAATAACGCGGGTAAATTTACGTCGCCAACGAGTCCGTCCGTATCAAGATCGACCAAGTAATCCCAATCATTGCGGTTCAACGCATAAAACAAAGCCGCTGAAGCCGCACAAGCACCGTAATGATTACAGTGGAAATCGTAAGGCCCGTTGTTCGGCGCTCCGGAATTTACAACCGTAACAGAAGGAACCGGGTTCCACTTCGGATCGCTCCATGTTCCGCTGGCAATGAACAAGTCTATCGGAGAGAAAAACCGCTTCATGCGATTAGCCCATTCCTGAAGGCTATCCCACTGGCCATCCCGCCGCTTGGCGTGCGCCTCGTCGTGCCAGTAATCGACAGTCCATCCTAAAATTCTCATACACCAACAATGCCAAAATTTGCCGCGTTGATCTTGCGTTGCTGAAAGAACTTTTTTGCCAGCATCAAATTGTGCAACTGGCCCTTGAGCCGGTAGCGATTGTTCGCATCTTCCCACCGGGAATAATGCCGCTCATGCGCGATAATGCCAATCACCTCGTTGGACATTCCTGGGTTTGTTTCGTCAACCAACTGGCGCAGCACAGGGTCTGAGGCTTCAAAGGATAGCACCATATCTGGCATCCTGTGTCGGTTCGCCGTCCACCACGACACTCGGAAAGCCACAAGATCGGAACCGGGATAAAGCTGGCCCTTGGAGAATTCCGAATCCGCAGGCGGTTTCATCAGCTTGTGACCGTAATCTATTCTGTATCCATAACAAGCCGTCGTTTGCTGAAGTTTAGATATAATTTGAAGCGTTGCATCAGAACGGACGATTGTATCTCGATTCGTGAAAACAACAATATCCTGAGGTGATTTCCCTGAAATTCCACTATCAAAAAGGTCTCGAAAATATGGCAACGCTATTCCTTCTTCTCTCCACCAACGAGACAACTGGTTGACGGGATATTCTATCCACGGTTGCTTTTGCCAGCTTAACGACGCAACATGGTATCGTCTTTTGGTGTCGTCATCAGAAGGAGAATAATCAGACCACAAATGGATAATGCTCATAACGACAGTCGCCACGCCAAGCCTTTAGCTATCCTCCAAATTTGTCCTGGGCTTAAACCGTAAATTCGACCCAGCATTGGAGTGCTTACAACATTCGGAATCCAAGCCTCACGAATTTCTTTGGCAATTCCTGGGTCTATTTTCGTGCGTGCGCGGTAATATTTACCCTTCCAATAGTAATCAAGCTGATTATCCATCTCTGTTCCTTGGAACAAGTGAGTTGGATTTACGCATGGAGGATTATCGCAATAATGGCACACTTGAAAATCTTCATTCAGCCAACCGCGAGAAAGCCAAAAGGAAATACGATGTGATAGCCATCCTTGGCCACAGATACGGAAACACCCATACCAATCAAATGGCTCTCCATACCGATTGGTCCACAGCCAGCAATTAGGATGCGTGTCTAGCCGCTTTACTCGTCTCCAAAATCGTGTGGCGATTAACTCCATCGCTACGGGGTCTGCCTCCCAAGCGCGCATTTTTTCGTATCGCGGCAAGTTTCGCAGGACTTTTGGATCGCCCTCCCTTGATCCCAATGCGGCGAAAGTAAGATGAGATGATTTGTTTTGCATTCATATAGTTTCCAAAACGGCTTTGGTTTTGTCAACGATACATCATCAGGACTTGCGAACGAAAGTGATTGTGTGCTCATGGCGGTCATTATGCCCGTCCAACTCCAAGTTGAATTGATCGGCAAACATCGCCTTCCATTGGTTCAAGGATTTGTATTTGAAACTCACGCCGTCGTTGCCGTCCCATTCTTTTCCGGTCTCCTTGGCTATGCCGCGAACCACGATCCTGTTCCGGCTCACACGCTGCATTTCCTTAGCCAGCGCATCCACCATCGGCGATGGCACCAAGGTAAGCACGTCGAACGCAGCCACAACATCGAACTGCGTGTCATTAAAAAACGGCATCGTCTCCCCATCGTACAGCCGAACCAACCGCTTGGCATCTGGAAGCGCGTTCTCAATCGCCCAGGCCGACACGTCTATTCCCCGCGCATGTTTGCCGCGTTGCGAGAAATACAACGGTTCTGCTCCAAGAGCGCAGCCGACAAACAGGATGCTCTCGTATGGCCCCGCTCCCTCGCACACCGCGAATTTAATCGCAAGCTGGTCTTGTTGATCGCGGCTTTCCCACTGGATTTCAGGCCCGAACCCGCCGCGAGCGCGATTCCCGTAATAATCGGCGTCAAACAAGGACGGGCTGTAAGGATGCTCTGGAGTTGTCATTGACTGTGTTTTGTTTCCATTGATTTAGAACTTCCGACAAATCTTTCAGCCGTTGCCGAGTGTCATCGTATTTGATGTGCAACGCAACATTGCCACGAGGGAAACTTCCTCCCCATCCGTTCGCAGTGTACCACACGGTTGGAACCTTGCTCGCATGAGCTAAATGGGCCGTGGCTGTGTCGCAGGTTATCAGGCCGGCAGCAACATCGTAAAGCCCGAGCAAATCATAAATGCGGTGCGCCTTGATCTTGCCCAAGTCAACGAACATGAAGTGCTGATTGAACGGAGCCATGATTGGCCATAGCTCGGGCAGATAGCCGAACGGTGAACTGATCCCGGTAAAGTTGAACAGAACCATTGGTTTCTTCCGTAGCGCAGCAGGCCAAGTGCGAGCTACCAGTTCGGCCTCTCGAACCGAACTGCGCTGATCGAACACAAGCGGCAACTGCATCATTTCATCGCGTGTGAATCCTGCGCGAGAGTACATGCTGGTCATGAAATTCGGCCACAGGTCGATGTTCACGCCATGCGAATGTCCGTGGCATTGCAACGTGAATTGGCCGAGATACTCAGGAGGTATTGGACACTCTAAATCAGACCACCAGTGAGGAACCACACATCGTCCCCACATCTTGCGAGCGAAATCTTTGGCCATCGGCATTCCGCCCCACCAATGCACGCCCATCGGATATGGCGTCACATACGAAACGCCGTCCAAAACGTCAGAGTATTCTTCGCTGACAACGACGTTCGGATTTAACCCGGTGCGTTTGTAGATTTCAAGGAAGGCTGGACAGAGTAAAATTATGTCACCCGTGCGACCAAGCTGAATGAAGCTGGGAGCGTCTTTGACCTCCGTAAACCAACATTTGCTCATGCAATAGAAATCGCAGGTGGAATCCAACAATTCGACGGGAGCTTGGCAATTTCCTCTGGTTTCATGTTCTTCTTGATGACTTCGCTTTCCGTGAAAACTTTGGCCCGCATCGCGCAGGAGCATATCTGGCATACGCCCATCTTATCGTCCATGGACGTTTTTACCTCCATGTCCTTGAGCATCCCGAACAATCCCATGAGTTCATTTGCCGCCTCCTTGATGAAGTATTTCTGCAATCCTCCGGTCGTGTCGTGTTCTGGACAGACTAAGCAGATTGCCGCTCGCCTCTCCGCTTCTGCCACCGGAACAACCCTCCCATCGGAACCGAACATTTGATGATACATCGACAAAGCTGTTCTAGCTTTGGCCACAACACCTTTTGCGCTTCTGAAAAACCCCGGCGAACTCGTTTTTTTTTGAACCGGCACGTCGCCTTCGATGTCCACGAAGTTCAAATATCCCGCCGCAACCATGCGCTGCGCGTTGTAACGATCAACGTCTTCTTCGATGTCGTGAATATCCAAGCTCCATCCGTTCTTTTGGACAAGCGCGGGATTCTTGCGACGGAAGTTGTAGAGGAACTGCACAGCCTCCGAGAAACTGCCGGAGAACGGAGCCTTCATGCCCGCTTCGGGCACAAGGACGTGGAAGCCTCCCGCTGGAAACTTGGTTCGTGATTTCAGTCGCATAATTGGAAAAACAATCCTCCGTCAAACTGGCTTACGCCTTCAGGTTCTTTGGTCATCATATCCATCGCCCTTTCAAACGCACTGCGCGGCACGACGAGCGTTGGGTGTTTGACATACGGCGATTGCCAAGGAGCCAAAGCGCGAATCAACTCCATCGTCTGCTGTGTCTTTGAAGTGATTCGACGCATAATTCAGTGCGTTAGCTGGTAGGATTGCCTGAATTTCTTCGCACGCAAGCGCAAATCCTGTTTCCAGGTTGTGTCTTCGTCGCGAGCCGTTGGCGATTCTAGTCGCGCAATCTGAAATCCAAGCCGTCGCGCCATCTCCACGATGATCGCGCACCAATCGCCCAAGTCAGGGCTTCGGCCAATTCTTTCACGCGTTTCTTCCTTAGCCTCTACCTCGATCTTGTCCAGCTTTACGCGCTTCCATTCACGGGCGCAAAGCTCATCGCAAACTTCATTGGTCAATCCACGCATCTGTCGGCCTTCAATGACATATCGAACACTGAAATGCAATTCACTTACCCGCTTCGAGTAATGTTCATCACAGCGTTTCAGCCGCTTCTGTTTCAGTTTCTCGTCGTAGATGAACAGATCGGACGTAACCGGCCTTGGCGTGGGAGCGCCACCGAATTCGACCGGATTACAGTCATGCCGCCAGATACGGGCAAAAGCAGTTCCGAGCGAGCCTCGACCTGTTGAATCGTGCCCGACATTTGCCGCTGGAATAGACAGCTTCTCGCAATCGGCTTTGACGTATTCGGCGATTTGATCTTCCGGCAACATGCGTTGCTCAACAGGAACCGTCTTCGGATACAACCGAACCGGAATGACACGCGGCTGACTGACAGCAAGGACTTGTTGACCGTTTATGTCCTCTCCAAATTCAGCTTCACCACCGATACAACGGTCGCCACCATAACCAGCGTCCACGGCATAAATCTTCGTCGTGGCATTGCCTTTCCAGACAACAGGCTCTTGCGCCTTGAATTGTGTCACCATATCGCGAGTGACAACGCGACGAAGCGAAATGCCTGGGCGTCTTATGCCAGCAGCTTGATTCCAGAATTCCGAGGATTCGCGCCC